ATTGTTGCCGCCGGTGTTGAGCGTGGTCCCCGTGTAGATCGCCGTCGGCGCGGCCCACACGCCGCCGGTGCGGTTCGTGTAGTTCACGCGATCGGTGATGTCGTTGTCGAAGAGGACGTGAGCGAGGTTGTTCTTGTCGATGATCAGCGCGAGCCCGAGGCCTAAGTAGAGGTTCTGCGCGAATACCGTTTCCGACCCGAAGGTCCAGGGTGCACCGCCCAGAGAGTCGTTCGAGTACCACACTTCGCCAGTCGGATCGCCGCCGCCCAGGTCACGCTTCGACCATGCCGCGTGCAGCGTCCCGTTGGGCCCGAAACAGAACATGGGGTTATTGCTCGCCACCTGCTCGGTCGCCGCGCGGATTGCTGCACTGTAGGTGCCGACGCCGGTTCTGATCGCGTAGTGCGGGCCATCGGTGGCGCCATTCTTGTCGGCGTGGATCACGATCTGGTTCGCGCTCGAGATGCAGACGCCGGACAGCGTGCAGGAAAGACTCGTGACCGTGCCGTCGAGAGACCAGGTGTTGCCGTTGTCGCTCGACTTCCAGAGCTGCGGGCTCGCGTTCCCGGCCGATGCTGTATCGATCGCGACCCAGAGGATGCCGGAGAGGTCGCGCGCCATGTGGGCGGGCCCGCCCGAAGGCTGGTCCGCCGCCACTCCATCCGCAATCTCTGTCAGCACGATCGCCATCGTCGGAACTTACCTCGGTTCGCCGATGCGCCGGCGGAACGATTTGTCCGAGGACACTGCTTCGTGGATCAGGTTCTTGATCACGCTCTTATCCTTCACCAGGAACTCGCGGAAGGAGCGCGGGTCGAGCGTGGTGATGTTGAAGGTGACGCCGACGGCCTTTGCCCCCTCGCCCTGCATTTGCACCGGGATCGAGCGGCCATCGGGGAGGGGCACGAACGCCTCCCCCCTGCTACCCCGGCCCTCTCCCATCAGGGCCATCGTGGGCTCTCGGGCGATGCCCCCGCGGGCGAACGCGCGCACGGGCATCGTGTCCTCGATGCCGCCGGACATGACGCCGCCCTTGGCGAGGGCCGGCCCACCACCGAAGCCGAAGCCGAGGCCGCCGAAGATGCCGCCAAGGAGCGAGGTCGTCGCCTGTCGGATTGCGATCTGCGCCAGCATTTTCAGGACTTCCGCGCCGAAGTTTCTTGCGGCCTGCGTTAGGTTCGCAAAACCCTCCTCGGCGACGTTGAAGAAGAGATTGTCGAAGGCGTTGCCGAGGCCCGATGCAAGATCGATGGCGAGCTCGGCGCCTCGCTTCTGGAGGTTCTCGAACTCGCTCACGATCAGGTCCATCTGATCGGTAAAACCCTGGATCCCGCCAGCTAGGGTTTTGGCCCCACCAAAACCCGCCGTCTTGTCCCGCCGCTCCTGCGCCTTTCGCTCGTTCTCCTCGCGAACACGGTTGCGGTCTTCGATGAACTTCTTATCGATCTCGAGTAGGTCCTGCGCGAGCTTCTCCTCCTGTTCCCTTATCGCGGTGCCCCTCTTCTGTGTACCCTCGACGATCATCCGAAGTTCTTCCGGATCACCCTGTCCACCCAGAAACCGCAGCTCCTTCTCCGCGCGAGTTGAAAGGGCCTTCAGCTGCTCATCGGAAAGCTTTCGAAAAACCGGGAAGAGCTTGAGCAGTTCTTCGCGCGTCTCCTTCAGTCTCTTCTCGATGTTGTCTTCCTTGTCGGTGAGCGCATCGAGAACGGACTCCTTCTTGACTGGGATGGCTGCCGCCTTCAGCAGCTCTCTGTTAAACTTGATCATCCCGCCAGTCAGCTCTTCGGGTTTGAATGAACCCGCCACGCCCTTTGCGGTTCCGATGCCAATCGGATTCTCGAGGAAAGCCACGAACGATTCCGACAGTGGTGTGACAGTTACTGCGGCTAGCTTGGTGAGGGAGTCGGTCAGGCGCGTAACGTTGTCCGACGCCTTGTCGATCCTTTCGAGTTCTTCCTTGCTCAACAGTTTGAAATTCTTCGTCTTCTGTTCCAGTTCTGCCAGCACTGGGATCAGGCGCACGCCGCCGCGGCCGAAGAGCTCGACGGCCTTCGCCGCCCTCTGGGCTCCAGGCGGCATCGCATTCAATTCCTTGGCGACATCCTGGATCGTTTCGAAGAAGTCTCGACCTTTAAGCGCGCCCCTTTCCTGCGCTGCGGCGAGGCGACTCATCATCGGTACGAGTGACTCGAGTTCGCTGCCCGCCAGTTTCGTCGCCAGCTCAAGTTTCTGCACGTTGTCCGTGCTGATGCCGAACTGCTCGCCGAAGTTGAGCACGCGCTCTGCCGCTTCACCAAATGTGTCGCTGATCCCCTTGACGCGCAGGATCACGTCCTTGATGTTCTGCGCGAAGGCTCGGACGTTGACCGCGCTGTTTTTGAATGTCGTCTCGATCTTCTTGCCCGTGCGGCCCACCTGCGACTCGAGCTTCACCAATCGGGCGTTGACCTCGTCCTTGAGCTTGAGGACGACTTCGGTGATGTCGCTGGCCATGCCTACGCCTTTCGCTTCCTGATCTCGGCAAGCTCATTGTCGATCAGCCGCACCGCCGCCATGAACGCCGGGCTCTGATCGAGCGCGCCACCCTCGTTGGGGAGTAATCCGTGGCTGCTCAGGAAAGCGTACATGCGAAGCACCTCGTGGATGTCATGGCGACCGGCGAGGAGGAACTGCGGACAGCGGCGCCCGCTCTCCTGGCCTGTGCCTGCGCAACGTTCGCAGGTGGGGTTCTGCCCGCCGCAGCGGACGCACTCGATCGTCCACACATCTTCCGCTGCGTCCGCATCGCACCCCCAGGCTCGGCGAGGCCGCTTGGCCTCGGGATCGCGGCACACCTTGCAGGACATGGGGAGGGACTCCTGCGCGAGGTGCACCGCGAGGATCAGTTTTTTTGGTCGTCCTCCGAAAGCTCCGTCGCCTTGGTGATCACGCTCACGAGCTCGTCTCGATCAGCCTCGCGGATCAGGTCCAGCATTTCTTCCGTCGGTACCTGGTGGCCGGTGCCGTTGCTCACTGTCTTGAACTCGAGGACGTTTCCCGCGCGGTCCTTGAAGTTCTCCCAGCCGCGAAGCCCCGCGCGCAGCACGCCGAGGTTGACCGTCTCTTGTCTCAGCTCGACGAACCCGCCTTCATGGCGAGCAAGGAGCTTGTCGCCCATCGCCGCCCTCTCACGCGCGTTCATGGGGCCAAGGAGGAACGTGGTCTGCTGATCGGCGGGCAACGAGCGGTCACGCTCGAGCACGTGTCGGATCACCGTCTTCATGTCGACTGCGATTGCCATTCACTCTCCCTGGTCACGTGGCGACGATAAAGAGCTCATCGTCCCCAAAACTGTTGACCGAATCGGAATGAAGCCGAAACTCCAAGGTGTTCGTGTCGATCATGTTCCTGTTCGCCTCGGCGACCGAGAAGAAGAGCAGGTGTTCCATGATGATGTCGATCTTGTTCCCGGCGATCGTGCCGAGCGAGACGAGGTCGAGCCGGTGCGCGATGCCGTTGAACCACTTGTTGAACCAGTCGTAGTCCGCGACCAGGTTCATTTCGGGATCGAGCGTGCCCGATGGATTCCGCCGCGGGATCTTGAAGGACAAGATGCCGGCCGCGTCGTTGGCGTTCTCGCGCGGCGCAATCTCGCTGTTCAGGTTGAACGAGAAGGACGTGATCAGCGGATTGAACGGAGAGGTACCAGCGTCGAGCGCGAGCGTGAGGATGTTCGTTCCCATGAACTTGGGTGGGATCGTCGCGTCGAAGACGACGCCGGTCACGAAGGCGACGTCCGAGACGCCAGCCTCGACTCCCGAGAATTCGAACTCCATGAAGCCGGGCTCGCCGACGTTCATCGTGAAATTCACGTTCCCGCGGCAGCCCTTGAAGAGCTTCCGGACGCCGTCCTCCATGATGGCGAGCGTGAGGCTGCCGGGTCCGAAATAGTTCCCGTTGACGTCGTCGACCTGGGGATCGATGCTCCAGGGCCGATACCGGAACCCGATCTGTGCACCGGCGATGCCGCCAACCGTGGCGGTCGCTCCTGACGTGACGCCGGTGATGGTATCGCCCGGGTCAGGCTGGTCGATGGAGGAGGTGGTCAGCACGTAACGAAGGGTCGTCGCAGTGCCCATGTCCGCGTTCTGGTGGATGACGCCCGCCTCGCCGCCCGTTGTGGTGAACGATTCGCCCTGCAGGAAGATGCCGGTCTTGGGTGCCGTGACCGTGACCTCGGAGAGTTTTTCCTCGCGGAATCCGCAGCCGCGAAGGAGCACGCCCCACTTGGGCGCGGTGGTGGCCACGCCCGAGCCACGGAGCTCACTACGGAAACGGAGGCTGCCCGAGCGGATGCCCGGGATCTCGTCCAAGGTGGAGAGGGTCACGCGCGCTGGGTCGCGCTCGAACATGCGCACTTCGTGGGCAGCGGTCGGCTCATAGATCAGCTGCGCGAACTCGGCAGCGACCGTTGGCGGATTGACCGTCCCCTCGGTCGTTTCGATCTTGGCGCCGACCTCTCGCTTGCGCGTCAGAAGCAATCCCATGTCACGTCCTCCGTCCTAGTAGAGTTCCTGCACCAGAGCGATTTCCATGCTCACGCGCTTCGGCGATACCCAGTCCCAGCGAAACGAGTCCTCTTCAAACTGCACGGTGACCGGCGTGAGCTCGTCGATGGGTGTAAACGAGAACGTGCCCGCTCCACCCTTGGCCGCGTTGAACTCCGCAGCGACCGCGTCGCGATCCGCGAGCGACGCCAGCTTCCAGACGAGGCGAAAGCGCCGGATCTTCTCAGGCCGACGTAGCGCGCGCTGGATGGGCCCGATCTCATCGCTCGACTGCAGCAGGTCGTAGTCGTGTTGTTCAACGGGCTCGAACTCGGTGATGGGGATCGCCACATCGTCGCCCTCAAAACAGGGTGGTCGGGTCGCCGTACTTGTGCCGGTAGTGGATGTCGACGGTCATCGATGCGTGCTGGAAGGGCTCCGCCGTCTCGTCCACGCTGATGCGCTCGCCCTTGATGTCGGTGTCGACCGCGAGCGCTCCGCGCGTGTGATCGACGAGGAGGGCCTTGGTGACGTCGCCGATGAAGTTGTTCAACACCTTGTTCGGGTTCGTCGAGTCGTTGGTGATCCAGAGCCAGATCGTGAGGTGCATGAACTTGGTGGTGAGGCCGAGCGGCTGATCGTCCGCGTCCTCCGTCGGCTCGGGCAGGAAGATGTATGGGAACGTGACCGGGCTGATGGACGGGTCCGTGTTCCGGTAGACCTGCGCGACCGTGACGGAGTAGCCGCCTACGGTCGTGATCCCGAGCAGCGTCGTCTCGACGTTCTGGAGGATCTGCTCGCTGATCGTGTCGGCCATCTCACTGTTTCCCGAAGGCGTGCGTCATGGTGTTGTGCAAAGCGTTCTGCACGCGCTTGAGTACCAGGCGAAGACCCTTCTTCCAGGTCGCGAAGAAGTCGAGGCGCGCGGGAATCGTGATCTGCTTCTTCAGGACGTAGAGCGGGCGCACGCCGCCGGGCGTGCGCTGGTAGATGATGAAGTCGCCGCCCTTGCCGCGCGCGATGAACGTGTTCAGGAAGGACAGGCGCTTTCGTTCCTTGCGACTCTGTCCTACCGGCACTCGGAGGTAGGGTCCGCCCGGGAGTCCTGAGAATGCCTTCTTCGCTCTGATCGTGCCACCCTTCTCATGGATGCCGATGTACCGCGGGCGAAAGCCGATCTTGAGCAGGAGGTTCGTGAGCTTGCTTCCCTTGGTGACGCTCTGAATCATCGAGCGCCGGCCCTTGATGCCCGGTCGTCCGGAGAGGCGCGCGGCGGCAAAGTCGTTTCGGAAGTCGCGGCCGATCGCCCGGAACTCCGTGCGCAGCCCCTTGTATGCGGCGCGCCTGACTTCGCGGATGGACCTCTTGAGCGGTACGGTGTCCATCTTCGCCTCGATCATGCAGGCTCCGTGAGCACGAGCGCGGTATGGATCCTGAACGCGGTGCGGTAGAGGCTATGCCAGTCCCAGACGTTCGTCTTGCCCACCGGCTGCGTTACCTCGTAGGTGTGTTCGAGCGTGCCATCCGTCTCGACGATCTCGTCTTGCGGCAACGGCTCGAACTCCTGATCGGCGAAGCCAGCCACGAGATCGGCGCGGCTGATGACGAAGTCCCGCGGCATGATGAGGTTGAGACGCAGACCGGTCCGCTGGTCCGGACCGGCCTGCGTTTTTCCGATCGTGGCCAACACCGAGAACGAGGTCGCGCCGCGACTGTAGGTCACGGTGAGCGACTCCCGATCCCGGAAGAAGCTCCGCAGGTACTCGGCACCTGATCGGAGGATGTTGGTGGCCACGGCTCGACCTTACGCCTCCTGAACCCAGATCCCGTCCTCGGCGATGATGGACCACGTGACCGTTCCGCCATGGACGATCGAGAGAAGATCGCCAGCCACGGCGGTCGCCGCGGTGTTGATCCGGTCCTTGTTCGCCAAGCCGGTGAGGTTCGCGCCGATGAAGCGATCAGCCGCCGCCGGCGACACCGCCACGCGCTGGCCGGTCGTGCCGTTCCGGATCGTGAACGCCAAACCAACCGCGGTCGACGGGAGCGTGATCACGTTGGTGGCGCTGCCGACGGTCACGTTCATCACCTTCCCGATGTCCTCGGCATCGAGGGTCTTCGAGCCGGACGTCAGATCGACGTCTTCCCAGAGCCTGCTCTGGGTGCTGGCGTCGATGTCCGCCGGCGGCCGCAGCTTGGCGCGGACGAACGCCTGGTTGGTGCCGGCGGCCTCGGTCGCCAGACCGAAGAAGATGCCGCCCGTATCGACCGCGAGCAGCGCGACCGGGTCCCAGTAGACCGGGTCGCCAATCGCGAAGATCGGTCCGCTGGTACCGTCCTTGGTAAGCTGGAACACTCCCTCGAGTGCGACTGCGCCGAGCTGTCCCGCGGCGATCGGTACCTTGGTAACACCGAGAAAACTTCCGAGCTCGACGATCTTGCCGGCGGCCACGGCGGCGACCGGCGTGTAGCTGATCGAGGCGCCGTCCTGAACAAAAGTTGCGTCTGCCATTGTCTGATCTCCTTGCGGGCGCGTGCTGCGCCCGCGCTTTCGTTAGGTGGTGCCTTCGCTCTTCACGCCAGCGCGGTACTCCTGCTTAGCAACGCCGAAGTCGTGATATCCACGCATTTGGATTCCCAAGACGTTGAAGTCCATCTCGGCCGTCTCGACCGTCGGTTCCTGCACGCCGTTCAGGTAGGCGATCTCGATCGTCGAGAGGGCCGACGGATCGGCGAGCAGATACCACGCGATCGTCGAGAAACCGGGGATCGTCGAGTTCGAGAGGTAGGTCGACACGATCGGCCGGAAGCGCCCGGCGAACACGTTGCTGGTGCCGAACTTGACGCTCGTCGTCGTATCGCGGTACTCGATCGAGTTGAAGATGTTGAACGCGGTCACCTCGAGCGATGGCGGCACGAGCAGCCACTGCGGTTCGATCGCGACGGGGTTACCGTCCGGGTCCGTCTGGTTCCTGAAGAGGGCAAGCGCCGTCTGGAGCGAGGTGAGCGAGAGATTGCCGCCGGCGCCCGTGATCAGGTTTGCATGCGCCACGCTGAAGAACGTCGCGTTGTCGAGGAACGCGGTCCAGAAGACCTTGTTCAACTTGAGCGCCGCGCCGCGGCCGAGCCGCGTCGGGATCTGCGTCAGCGCGCCCAGGTCGTCGTTGATGATGTCCGTCCGGGTGATCGCGAACATCTTCCCGTAGGTGCGCGCGCGGTTCTCGAACGTGTCTTCGCTCACCGTGCCGTGCGTGAACTCGCCGTCTGGTGCGATCTCCTCGTATTCGAAGCCGCCGTTCAGGCGGTAGCTCGTGTTCGTCTTGAAGTCGGAGACGTTCTTCGTGCTCGAGATGTTGGCATAGGTCCGCTCGACCGCCATGAATCCTTCGAGCAGGAACTTGTTCGCCGTGTTCGACATGATCCCGGGGAGCGAGAGCGTGGAGAACGCGGCCTCGAGTGCGCCGCGCATGTCGCCCTTCACCGACCGGCCCTGCCACCCGCCCTGCTGCGCGGCGATGGCGATGATGTCCTGCAGGCCGATCCGCCCTTTGAACGCCTTGTGGGCAGCGTCCAGGATCTTGGGTTCGAACTTCTTCTCGATGTTCCGCAAGCCGCCGGCGATACAGGCCGCGGCCTCGATCGTCGCTGCGTCGATCCCGCCGCCGCCCACGTGCACGGCGGGCGCAGTCGGACGCGCGGCCCGGAGCATCTCGAGCTCGGCCTTCTCGAGCGACCAGTTTTCCTCGATGGCCTTCGCCGCGAGCTCGCCGTGTTCCCGACCGGCGAGTTTTTGGATCGCCGCCTGGCGGCGCATCTCGCCCGCGCTCTGCGTGCGCATCGCCGCGATCAGATCCTGAGCAGCAGGATCAGGCACTGGTCCCAGCGCCTTGACCTCCGGCTTCGTCTCGGTGACGGTGGCAGCTGCGCCCTTCGTCGCCGGCTCGCTCGCCTCGACAGCGGGCGACTCCTTGTCCTGATTCTTGACTGCCATTTCCGTCTCCTTTGCGGACGCTGCGACCGACACGTTCGTGCCGGAGTCGGCGCCCAAGTCCACGAAACTGATCTCGCGAAGGGTCGATTTTCGAATCACGTCGATCGGCCCGTCGACCATCCGGCCGTTCACTTCTGTTGACTTGCCCTCGGCAATGAACTCGACCTGGTTGGCGTCCATTCCCACCGACGCCTGCCACGGGAACCCGTTCTTCGCCGAGCTCGCGACCTCGCGCGCCGACTCGGTGTCGAACGAGAGCACGCCGGTTGCGACGATCTGGCCATCTCGGATTGCCACCGCGTCCGAGTGCCCGATGGTTTTGCTCGGATCGTGGTTGCGGCGAATCGCAACGGACTGCGTGGGAGTGGACACTCCACCGAGGTCGATCACGACCGGGTCCCACCACATGGACACGCGGATCGGCGCGCCGGTGTAGGCGACCATCGAGAACGTCGGGAGCTTCTTCCCGTCCCCATCGGCCGCGAGCACGAGGCCCGCAGGGCAGATGAGCGAGAGCGTCTGCGGGTGCTCAGTCTTCTTCGCCATTCGGCTCCCCCTCGTCGACCATCGTCTCGGGTTGCGTGGGTTCCATCGCCGGCGTGAGACCGAGCTCGTCCATCAGCGCCACCTCTTTCGCGCGCTGGCGGACCTGCTCTTCCCAGTCGAGCCCGCGGCTGCTGTACTCCTCGGCGAGCGTGGTCGTGTTGTTCTCGAGGCGCGTGCCCTGCGCGTTCGCTTCTTTCTCCGGGTCGACGTGCTCGGATCCATCCCAGAACCAGCGGTGCCTTGGCAGCGGGCCGCGGCGCCGGAAGACTTGCGGGAGGAGACCCTCGATCAGCGAGGCTTCCGAGATGAACTCGCGGAAGAGGGGATTCAGCACCAGGCGCACGATGCGCGCGCGCTCGACGCGAATCGCTTTGTTGTAGACCTGGTGATCGAGGCGCCCGGAGGCGTAGTTGTAGGAGCTCGAATCACAGGCCGCGACGTTGTATGGCACGTTCAAACACCTGGCGATTTCGGTCAAATACTCGCGCTTCGCCATCGCATAGGTCGTGGTCGGTTGCTCGGGCTTCGCCTGGCCGAGCGACCACCCCTGCGGCAGGACGGTTGCCATGCGCTTCTCGAGCTCCCACGTGCTCATCTCGGGGATGGAGTCCGCCTCGTCGGCGTCGGTCGGTGGGAACTGCGACTGGATCACGAGCGCGAGGTCGGCCGCGACCTCGGCCGCAGCCAGCACCGCGAGCGAGTAGCGGCGGAGCTGCGCGAAGAGCGGCAATGCCGCGGTGATCTCGGGGATCCCGCGCATCTGGCCAGGCCGTAGGCGCAGGAAGTAGTGCAGCATCGAGCGCGCGGGGATGGTGCTCGCCTGGCTGAAGAACCCGGTCATCGATCGCCGGTCGCCGGGATGTTCCGACAGCAGCTGATAGCTGAGCGCGCGGCCGAAACGATCGAACAGGATCCCGTCGGCCTCGTTCGGCTCGAGCGTCGGAAAGGGATTCGCGACCTGCTCGGCTTCCACGAGCTGGAGATCGAGCTGGACCGGGAACTCACTCCGGGGGTTGCTCGCCATCACGGCGAAGGTCTCGCCGTCCTCGTACTTGGCAAGCCGCATCGTGTGGAGCTTGCCGGTGAGGTCGATGTCCTCGGCCCACTCGCTGAATATTTCCTCGAGCGCCGAGTCGGCGGACCGGTCCCCGCTCGTCACCTGCAACCGGGGACCGGTGCCAATGCAATCGTTCGCCAGCGTGAGCCCGATTCCCTGGGCGTAGGAGTTATTCGACACCTCGTAGCGCGCTCGGTTGCGGAGGGTGCGGCGGATCTCCGGAGCGTTCGCGGCGTTGGCCGACAGGGCGTCGGCCGCGCCCCAGTGCTTGCGGTTGTCGATGTGCGTCTGGGCGGCGTCGTAGCGGGCCCTGAGCTCGCGGAGCTTCGCGTTCGCGCGCTGTGCGACCTCCTGCGCCGCTACGAGACGGGCGTCGGTCCGCGCGGCTTTGGTGCGCCTACGTGGTGCCTTCGGCTTGGCCATGCACCAAGGGAAGAACCGGACGCCAAGGAGGCGCAATCCGGCCGGCAAGGTGAGGCGCTACGGGTAGCGCGTCTCGTGTGGAACATCTTGAGATCCAAGCGGTGCGCATCCGGAGCGCACGGTTGGGCGCTAGTCGCTTTGTGTGGTATGCTCAAGGCATGACGACGCCAAACGAGGAACTGCACGACTTCTTGACGATACGCCACGTCGACCATGCGATGGGCGGTTACTTCCAGGACTTCGAGCGGGTGCTGGGTGAGTTCATCGCCGCTCGCGGGAAGGCTGCGCGGATCGCGGCGCTTGAGGACGTCAAGAAACTGATCGCCAGCGTGGAATACATGAACGATCGCCTGCATTCAGAGCAATCACCGAACGATGCGAGGCGCGTTGGAGCCGCGAGAGCGATCAAGTTGCTCCGCGACCTGATCGAGAAGGAGCGCCCGGCATGAGCTGCCCGGAATGCGGCAACCAGGACGTGCGTTCGCCATCCAAACACGGTGGTGATGCGACGTGGCATCTTGAGGTCGGCGCGGAGTACGAGGCGCGAGAGTCGCTGCCGGTGATCACCTTCTGCCCGTTCTGCGGGGCGAACCTCGCCGCGCCGCCGCTCAAGTGGACGCGCGAGAAACCCACGGTGCCGGGCCTGTACGGGCTGGTGGATCGAGATGGACGAAAGCGGGCGCTCGAGATCCTGGCAACGCCGCTCGGTTTGATCGTCGATCACCACAACGACCAGTCGCTCGACGATTGGAAGTGGTTCTACGGGCCTCTGCCTTTTGAGATCTCCGAGCCGCCGAAGGACTCACCATGAGCGAGCTGCAAACCTGGCAGGTCCTGCGAGATGATCGACAAGGAGAAGGCATGAGCTGCCCGAAGTGCGGAGACCCGCGAGTATGGAAGAACGACCTCCCGCTTGAAGACGGCAGGGTCCTCGGCGGCTGGACATTGGGTGACGAACAGGACCACATCACGTTCTGCCCGTTCTGCGGGTGGGACCTGACTGAGCCGCCGCCGCCGCCGAAGGCATGAGCCCTGTCAAGGGACTACTTACGGACTACCTTTTCCACGCCGGTCCGCCTCATAGGTCGTCTTGAGCGCCCCACAGTTCCGGCACTCGCGCCGGCGGCGAACCTGCCTCCCCCACGTGGGCTCCGTCCGGATTGTGTAGAAGTGGCGGCACCCACACCGCCAGCACTCGAGCCCGCGGTCCTCGGACGCCGTGTCGATTTTTCCGGTCCCATTCGACGGCGGATGGCGCTTCATCCATGCCACCCCGCCCTGGCATGGGAGCGCGCCGCCCGCTCCGCCAGGCTCACCTTGCGCCGCGGGCCAATCCTGGTCGATGGCATGCCCTGGAGCGTCACGCCGAGAATGCTTGCCGCCACCCCCGCCCCCACGAGGCAGTCGAGCAGATGGTTTTCGCGCTGCCCTGGACGGAGTTTCCAGATGTCCACCACACGCGAGCTCCCCTGCATTCGCGTCCGGAACTCCGAGGTCAAGTGCTCCGCGATCATCCGGTGGCGGTTGGGGTTCCGCCCGTAGAGGCTTAGACATCCATGGTCTCCCATCGTCACGGCGAGCCGTGCGTGCAGGAAGCTCTTCCAGTAGTTGGAGTCGAACAGGACGCGACGCGCTTCCCTCGAGGTCTTGGCGCCGATGTGCCAGCCGAGCCCGACACGGTCGCCCGGCTTCTTCTTCCACTGCTCGATCGGCCGCCCACCCGGCCCGATGTAGTGCCCGTGCGACGGAAGAAGGTTCGCCGCGTGCAAGCTCCGCTTGCAGAACTGGTGCACGATCGCGGTCGAGGTGCCCCACGAGGCATCCACCAGGCATACGGACGGGCGCATCGGCGACATGTCCTCCCGCATGAACGGCGTCCCGAAGAGCTTTTCCGTCAGGGCGTCGAGTCCGGCGAGGATGGCGCCCTCGAGGCCGGCGCCCTTCGCCGCCAGGCCGAGGGTGTGCTGCGCATCCAGCAGGGTGAAATAGTCGCGGGCCTGGTCCGGGTGCGCGCCGTAGTCGACAACATAACCCGTGAAGTCGTCGCGCCATGCGAGGACGGCGTAGTAGAGCAGGTTCTGCTGCACGTCGACGAAGGCAGTCAGCCGCGTCGCGTCGAGAGGCACCATGCCGCGCTCGATCCCGTTCACCTTGGCCGCGATCTGGTCGGCGGTCAGGATGCCGACGTCGGCGAGCCCGCGCCTA